CTGACATACTTTATTTTTTATCAAATTAACACAAAAAATATATAATACACAAATTATATCCCACAAATATTTGTTTCAACATAATTCCTTGTTTACATCTAATCTTAATAAACTAAACCAAAACAACTTACGATGGATACGACAAAATTCAAATATGTCGTTGGAGAAGCTAAAACAAATGAGGTTTGCGATATCAGATTCTTTGATTCAGTAAACGAGTATAGCGCCAACGCATTCAACTCAGAGTTCTTATGGATAGAGAGCTACGTAAAACCAAGCAAGATCAGGATCCTCATTAATAGTGAGGGTGGTTCTGTTTTGTATGGTATGAGTATGTTCTCAGTGATCAGAAACTCATCAATTCCCACGGAATGTATAAACGAGGGCCTAGCCGCCTCTATGGGTTCTATCATCTGGGCCGCAGGAGACAAATCCCTAATGAGGGATTATGCGATCCTAATGGTACATAACCCGTTCAATACAGCCTCAGATGAAAAAGATAAATGTGGGACCGATGATAAATGTAAGACCAACGCAGAGATTGACGAACCTGATTATGTCAAGGTCTTCCGGCAACAGATCGAGACGATCTACATGAAGAGATGGGGGTTTAACAAGACCAAGGTAAAGGAGATCATGTCTGGTAAGGAGGATTCCGATGGTACGTTCTTCACGGCTGAAGATGCGGTTAAGGCGGGCATCATCCCAGCGGAGAACGTGATAAAGACCTCAAAACAGAAAATAGAGAAAGTCAAGAACGCAATAGAGGGCATTACAGACAGCCATATCCTCCAGAACACAATCACCTCTGTTTGCAATGAGCTATCGCTTAATGACACTCTAAATAAGGTAAATAAACCTTTAGATGATAGTATCTCTAATCTTAATAAAAACAAACAAGAACCTACGGAAGTAGAAAATAAAACCAAGACAAATAACATGGAAGAAAACAAGACTATTGATTTCAATTTTGGTGCTGTTGTCGCTTCTCTTGGTTTCAAGGAAAAAACAGAGGTCTCACAAGTCATGGCACGAATCACGGAATTGGTTGGTGTCGAGAATAAATTAACGGAGGCTAACAAGACTATCGATTCCTTGAAAATCGAGAAAGAGGGAGAGATCACCAAGAACCAGAACCTGACTAAAGAGCTAGAAAATGTTAAAGCAGAATTGAAAACTTACAAGGATGCTGAGAAAGAGGTTATGAACCAGAAAATCGCATCTATGGTCCAAGACGCTATTCAAGCCGGTAAGATCGAGGATTCAGCTAAACAGAACTGGATGGACATGGCGATGAAGAATTTTGATTTGGCTAAGGCAACGTTGGATTCTATCCCAGCCAGAGATAAGATCTCCACAGAGATTGAAAACGACAAGGATAATGTGGAAAAAGTGAAAGATAGTGTCCATAGGGTAGAGGCTAAAATGGCCGAACAGGTAGAGGCTGTCGTTGGCAAGGACTTCACTTTTGGGTCACTTAAGTAAAAACAATAACTAAAACCTTAATAATTAATTTATGGCAAGTGTAACTTTTGCACAAAACTCATACGCAGGTGAAGTCCTAGAGGACCTGCTGACCTATACCGCCCAAGGCAATGATACCTATAAGGAGGGTTTGATCCATATCAAGAGTGGTATCCAATACAAATACACCCTTCCTTCCGTAAGTTTAGGTGAGATCATCCAAGATAACAAACCAACCCCAACAAGCCCGACAGATTCCAAAGGAACATACACGTTCCGTGAACGTTATTTGGAACCGAAGGATTTCATGGTTTATCTAGAGTTCAATCCTCGTGACTTCGAGAAATACTGGATGTTCGCTCAACCGGATGGTAATTTAGTATTCCGTGAGCTTGACCCGAAAGTACAGGCAACGATGTTACGATTGTTGATGGACAAGAAGAACGCCTTTATCGGGGATGCTATTTGGCAATCCGTAAAGGGTGGAACTGCGGCTATCACGGATACGTTGACAAAACCGACAAACGGCGTTGATCTGGGAGCGGGTTCCTATAAGTATTTCGATGGAGCTATCTATCGTATCTTGGCCAACCTAAAGGAAAGTATCAATGGAGAAACTGCGGTATTGGCTGGTAATACAGAATTGGATACTGGCGAGAAGATCGAATCTGCCATGTACACGATGTGGCAGAAATGTCCTTACCAGATCAGAAAGAACAATCTGGTTTACATCATGGACTGGGCCTCTTGGGACTTGTATGATCAATACGTAACATCCAAACAATACAAGTACAACGACAATACCCAAGTCAACAAATACATGTTCAAGGGTAAAAGAATCGTTCCTATCGTAGGAATCCCGGAGAGCACGATCGTTCTTGGTAATTTCAGTACTGGAATGGACTCTAATTTGTGGATGGGTGTCGATTACGCTAACGATACGGAGGTATTGAAGATCGACAGATTACAAGCCAACTCCGAGTTATACTTCTTCCAGATGAGAATGAAGATGGACGTTAATATCGTTCGTCCAGCAGAGATCGTAGTTTGGACAGCGTATAAACTGACCGCCAAAGCATAAGACCAAACAATAACCAAAACCGATAAGGGGCGAGGCCAAGTCTCGCTCCTTTTTTTATATACATAATATTAAAATGGCAAGAATCAAGAAAGAAGCGGAAGAGATTACCGAAAAGTCTCTGCAAACCACAATTACAGAAGAAGCGCCAATCATTGAACTGACTGGCGATAAGATTGAAGGCATGGAAGAGAGCGCTCCCCTAAAGACCCTTCAAGAACCAACTCCCCAGATCATTCCAGATAATATCAACAAGATATTGAAAATGTACACTGGATACGAGGAACTTTATATCGATAATAAGGGTGGAGCTTATACGATCCAGTACCCGAACGCTCATTTATATCAAAATCCCTATCATAAAAAATAAAACATGGCAATAGGAACAGTATCTTTCATCAGAAAAGACGGCAATCTCACACCAACCTCTGTTGGTAACGATCATATCAGCGGATTGATCTTTGACATCCCAACCGATACGCAGATGCCCTCTAACGTAAAAATCGGGGACGTTATCCAGTTGTTCTCCGTTAACGAGGCTGTGACATTAGGTATTACTGAATTTGAAAAAGATAAATCAAACTTTCTCTATGGTATCCCTTATTTTCATATCTCAGAGTTTTTCCGCATGAAACCGGATGGGTCATTATATGTAATGTTCGCCGATTGCTCAAAGAACTGGAACGCAATCAAGACCATCCAGTCCGTAGCTAAAGGAGATATTAAGCAGCTAGGAATCTGGACATCACAAAACATTTGGTCTGTAGCATCCAGCTCAGAAGATGATTATTCGCTAAATCTAGTGGCCGATATCAATACGATCGCCGAAGAGCTAGCTAACGAGCACCGTCCGTTATCAGTATTATTGACAGCTAACTCCACATCCGCAGATTCCACGGGATCTATCAAGACCATTGATTTGGTAAAGATCCCATCTTGCATAGGAGATTTTCCACGTGTGACAGCATTGTTAGGGCAAGGTAAATCCGAGCTATTAAGACAAATGCAAATCGAGAACCCAAAGCACTCTTCTATCGGTTGCGTAGGCGTGGCCTTGGGTTGTGTAGCGGAAGCAAAGGTGTGTGAGTCTATCGCTTGGGTAAACCAATTCAACCTGACTTCCAAGCATATGAGCGAGATCGAGTTCGGGTTCGGTAATATAGAGCTTAACGACACTGGAGATGATTTTGTCAGCATGTTGCAATTCGAGGCATTGGCTCCAGCACAAATTGACGAGATCGAGGAAAAAGGATATGTCTTCCCGATCAAATACGCAGGAAGAGCAAATGGTACTTATTTCTCAAAAGACAGGACTTGCTCCAATGGTGATTATAGGACCATCGCCAGAAACAGAGCTATTGATAAATCAAGACGTGCGATTAGAAACGCCCTCCTTCCCTATTTGAACTCACCTGTACTGGTTAATCCTAAAACCGGATATCTGGCTGAGATCGAGATCAAGAAATACCAAAATGTTGTCAAGAACATCCTAAGCACGATGGAAGGTAATAGCGAGATCTCCGGATATAGCGTATTGGTCTCTTCAAACCAAAACATTCTATTGACCGATACATTAAAGATAACATACGCAATCGTTCCAGTAGGCGTGACATCAAAGATCATCGTAGAGGAAGGATTCGCTTTAACTAACGCTTAAAAACAACACATATGGCAGATAGTACTACGACACTTATTAATGGCCGTGCTTATGATTGGTCCATGATCGAGGTCAATTTCGGGTTCGCCTCATCGTCCGAGGCGATCTATGGAATCAAGGCCGTAAAATGGGAAAGGAAAAGAAAAGTAGAAAGCAACTATGGTATCGGTTCCCAACCAATCTCACGAGGTTACGGCAATTGGACATACACAGCCTCCATCGAGCTTGATTACGCCACGCAGGTAATGTTCCAAGAAGCTTCTCCGGATGGTACGTTGATGGGACTTGGAGAGTTTGATTTGATCGTTCATTTCGCACATCCAGATGACGGACGAACAGTGACAACCACCTTACAGAAGTGTATCTTCTCTGAGGATGGTATGGAAGCAAAACAAGATGACACGGATCTTTCTAAGGAATTCGATCTTAATCCGGGAGGAATCGATCCTAGGACATAATTATAATAGTAGATTAAGGGGAAACAGATATACTTTGTTTCCCCTTTTTTTATTTATAACCCTCTGATAGACTACAAATCTATAAACAAAACAAATTTCCATGTTATAAAACATAACCATGTCGAATAAATGAAAATTCATGGATAATCTATCATCTATTCACTATATTTGTTTATTCTTAAATCTAAGTATCATGGTTAACATTATTTCTTTGACAGACTCATGGGGTACTCAAAAAGGAGGCATAAATTCTTTCAATTATGATTTACTGTGTTCGCTAGCAAAATTGGATTTGGAAGATCTATCTCTTTATTGTGTAGTATTAAATATAGACAAAGCAGGATTAGAAGACGCAGAAGGCAAAGGTATTAAAATTATAAACCTAAAGTCACAAGAGTTTAGTGATGCCTTTGTTCCATTCATTCTAAAATCTATTAATGGAGAAGATGCTAAGAACTACTTTATTGGGCATGATGTAATTTCAGGAAAAATTGCCTATGAATGTAAGTTTCAATCAGAGTATAACAGTAAATTCATAGCTTTCCATCATATGTCATATGAAAGCTATGAACCGTTTAAAATTAATTTTGACCCTTACAAATCATCTTATAAAAAATCAAGGCAAGAAATAATATTTAGTAATGCCGATATTATTTTTGGTGTAGGTCCTAAATTGTATAAATCAGCAATGGATCTTGTAGATGATGAACAGAAAAGCAAATGTAAGATGTTCATACCGGGATTGCCTGAAATTAAAAGCAATCAAAAATTACCTAATAAATTTATAGGGGTGTGTACAGGCAGACTAGAATATAACACAGACTATATTAAATTATTTAGCCTAACGGTTTGCGCTTTAAAGAAAGCTATTCTAGAATGTGGAGAAGGAGCTTTCTATCACGACTCTAAAGTAGAACTAGTAGGATTAGAAAAAGATCTTGATAAATCAAAGATTCAAGATATTAAAAATCATATTTCAAGTCAATTAAACATTTTTAATCTTGGAGAAGGTCAATCGTTGTATAATATAGTCCCATATAAGGAGGATCGAGAAGAAATTTTTACTTTGCTAAAACGAAGTACTGTCGCACTTATGCTTTCTATCCATGAAGGTTTTGGTTTAGCTGGCTGGGAAGCTATTGCTGCTGGTATTCCTTTGGTTGTTTCCAAAAATTCTGGTTTATATGAATTTTTAGATGATAGTTTTGCCAACCAAGCCGCTAAATATGTATACCCAATAGAAATAAAAGGAGATGGAAAAACAATATTTTCGCAACAAGACTTGGAAAATGTCAGTGAAGCCATTAAAACTATCAATAATCAACAATCAAAATGGAAAGAATATGCTACATCCCTAAAAAAAATGCTAACAAAAAAATATAGCTGGAAAAAAATCTGCATAAGTTTCCTCTGTGATATTGGAGAAAAAGAAATTGTAAAACCTTTAAATTCTAGATATATGATAAAAGTAGTTACACCGCATGAGAACTATGGTTCAACACATTTATTGAAAAAAGCCTGTAAACGGATATGGTTAGACGCAATAATCTATCCTTATTATTCTAAAACAGGAGATTACTTGCACTATCAGAGAATGATTCAAAAGAACGACAAGTCAGAAGTTAATGTAATTTTTCCTACTGAAGAATTAGTAAAGTTTCATAATGATCATTTTAATGGTTATGCGGGTATTCTTCGTAAAGGGGAATATAGTGAAGAAGACTTACTTATAGAATTACGAACTAATATCAAAGCGTTTAAGTCAATAAAAAATTCTTTAAAAGCTGAAGATCAAAACAGATTCAAGCTATTTGAATGTAATACCATTTTATTCCATCCATTTGTTCTTATTGATAACACAATGTTAACGGGCTATTTCTCCCATTCAGCATGTGTAGCACCATATGGAACTTGGATGTTATCTGATATCTCTGATAAAATCATTTACGAGAAAGATATTTTAGATATAGAAGATCCTATGGAGCAAGCCATTAAAAGATTGGTAGATGAATTTCAATATCGTTTAAGTATATCTAAGGAAATAAAATAACCTACATATATCTCTTGATTAGGAATACAGCATGACTAGTCAAGAGATATATTTTAATCAAACTTTTTTCTAAAATCCCCTCTATTCTTTCATAAACAACCAAACAAAGTATATATTATGGAAATGGAAGAAAGCAAAGAGCTTACATTAGCACAAGAAGAAACTATCAAGAAAACCTTAGAGGAAATCAAGAAACAAGACCCCAAGAAAAACAAAAGAGTCTATCCTATCGTAGTATTTGGTGACGAGTACGATGACAAGGAAGTGTATATCGCTTATTTCAGAGAACCGAATTTCGTTGCGTTCAGTAAGTTCGCACAATTACAGAAGAAGGATGAGATCGCAGCCGTCCGATCATTGGCACGTGACACGTTTATCCAAGGAGATAAGGAACTAGTGGACGATGATTCATTGTTCTTGTATGGCTTGTCCGCAAAACTGGTTAATATCATTGGTTCTCGCCAAGCCAAGGTCGCAAATTTCTCGATCGCTGGCAAGTAAGGGATGATGAGTGGCTAAGACAATATATAGCCCTCGTCCGTCATTACTTTCCCAGCGTAGATCTATCCACGATATCAGACGAAGATTTCGCATTGATCGCCAACGATGCTTTGTGGTTACATAACCAAGTCATAGCCACATCATCAGTTAGGCTTTTTTCTTAACTACTTTATATATTCCTCTCTAGGCCCCTATCGACGTGATGTCGGTGGGGGTTTTCTTTTTTAATCAAGTCTTTACGCTTCAAGCTATTCTTTATTAAGTAAACAATAACCAAAGCCTATAA